TGCCCCACATAACCACTCTTGTTGAAACATTCATCTGATTTCACGCCCTGCAATAACCAGTTTGACCAATTGTTGGTTTTGCGTCCATTGGTCCTTTCAAAGTCAGCAAATAGACTAGAACAGTCTATGCTGATCTGGCAACTCTGTGCAGTTTCATTGATCGCATAATTGTAAATGATACCATCAAACATCAGTATAGGTGCTGCCGCTAGAGCCAATGGGCTTGTGCCTGCAGAACCAAAGTTAAGGAATGCCTTGTAGACACAGACACGCTTGCCTTCAATCTCATTGTTGATCAAATAACTTACATAGGAATTGCCTACGCCACTTAGGTAGATTGAGAACTTGCCAACCTTGACATCAAAGTCTTCAGTTAATGGGCTAAAGCCTATGAAATCACCCTGTGCTGTGTAGGTATTAACACCTGCATCTGGTGCAGTGGTAGAATCAAACTCTAGATCAAAACCACCACTGCATAGATACACAGGCAGATTCGCTCCCGTGTTGGTTTTAAGATGTAATTCTACGCAATCAACTGAGATAGTATGATCACGATAGTATTCATCTCTATTGGCTGTGTTTGCAAAATCTTTCATTTACCAAACTTCCCTCATTGATAGACTTATACTAGTTATGCCACCAATACCTGTGTCCCATTGTTGTTCTGGTTCATCTAATATGGCTTGGAATGGCACAGCCGTTATGGTCAACTGTGTGCTGGAAGGTATATTGGTCACTGAAGGACATGAGAAAAATAATGTAGCAATACCACTGCTGTTGGCTGTGCAAGGGCTTACACACATATAGACCTTAGAGTGGTTGTTGAATTTAAAGAAATCACCTGCGGCCAAAACATTCTTGTTGGCACCACAGTTGGTCAATGTCACTGAAGTTGAACCTCTAACACTGGATCCTGAAGTGATCACTGTGTTTGTGGTCTGTGCGCCACCTGCTGATGCGGCTGTGATTTTAGTATATGAAATCTTAGGCAGTATGATGTTAAATGAAAACTGTTGCCCCAGTGCTTGACCCAAATAGCCTGTGATTGATCCTGCCTGTAAAGGTGTTAGGTTTGAATATTTGACTTCAAATGCGTAATAACTGACACCAAAGTTGATCCTGCGTATCTTACCTGACAGGCTTTCTGAAGTCTGACCAGGTGTAATTATACGAAAGTTTACAGAGGATATCTCTGGTGATGAAGGAAAGTTAGTGGCTAAATCTGGCATTATACCATGCTCCTTTGTCCACGCTCTAGCATGGCGTCTGAAATAATTTGTGTGATCACACCCTTGCGACTTGACAGCAATTGATCAAAGCCCTGTGTGTCATTGGCCACTATGGTAAAGTTCACTGACACAGAACCACCGCTGCCTAATTGATTGTTTCTAGTGATTGAACCTGAATTATTTGGTGTAAACAATTCTGGACCTGCTTCACCAACTATGTAACTTTGATTGGCCATAACAGGACCACCTAGTTGGCGTCCTGAATACTGCTGACTACGAATCTGTGCCACCTGTGCCATACCTGATGCTACTGCGGCTGCGGCAGCAATTAGTCCAAAGGGCCATGGATAAGTGGCCAATGCTTTGGTAGCACCCATATAGGTGTTCATGATAGCATTGGCAATATTGAATGCTTTGGCTGCTTCAAAGGCTTTCTTGTTTTGTGCTCCCAGGGCGGAAAATATTGTAGCACCTTGCTGAATGGCAAATTGTGCTTTTTCTAATTCTGATTTCTTTTCAAATTCAATACGCTCTTGAACAATCTTACGCTGGCGTTCTTGTTGACCTACCTGTTGTAGAGTCTGTTGATCTTTTTCACTGAGTATCATGGCCATACCTGAACGCTCTGCCATCAATACCTGTTCAATCCTTTGCATTTCCAACTGCTGTAACTTGAGATTGAATTGGCGTGTGAGTTCTTCACGCTGACGCATATATTCAGTTTCAGATACCAGTTTGCGATCTAACATGGCCTGTAATGCTTCCATGTCACGATCATATTCTTTCTGTGAAGTAACACCACCTGCAAGACCACCACCTAGGGTTTTCTGTAGATTGATACCACGATTGATCTTTTCTAGTTCTGTTTGCTCTCTGGTATAGTCAGTGATGGCTTTCTGAATGTCTGCTTGATCTTTGACTACTTTGAGTTCTTGATGTGCCAGTGCAATTCTTTCACGCTGTTGATCTGTCAATGACATACCAACTTTTTCTAACTTTTCATTTTCTTCACGAATAGTTTTATTGATGTTGGCCTGGACTTCACCTAGGTTTAATCTATCACGCTCAAATTGCACTGCCTGTTCTAGTTTACCTATGGTATCTTCTAGGGCTTTGAGTGCTTTTTCTTGTTCTTGTGTTAGTTTGGCCACTTCTTCTGTGATGGCCTTGCGAGCAGTCTTTTCTGTTTCTAGTTCTTTTTTGGTCTTAGCGTTGATGTCACGAACCTTGGCATCCAAGTCATCAAAGGCATTGCCAACTTCATTGACCACAAATGCCGCACCTGCCAGAGCAGTGACAGCACCTACGATCTTTAGGATTGGATTCTTGCCCATCACAGCATTCAACATACCAGCGGCAGTTGTGGCTACCTTAAGGGCATTATACATACCTATGACTGCTGTGGTTATTGCTATGACACCTGCCACAATCTTGCCTGCTACAAATATGGCTGCCAATGCGGCAGCAACCTGCACTGTGGCTCTCAATGCTGGAATCACAGAATCAGCAATGACATTGCCTAGACCACCTGCGGAATCAATGCTTTCAATGATAGAATCTTTTAGTGCTATCATATAAGGCGCTAGTTGTGCCAGGGCCTTGTTTAAGGTGTCTCTGGCTATGAATGCCAATTCATCTATGGCATCACCAGCCTGCTCTAGATTTCTAACTTCAATGTCACTGAGTGCCAAGCCCATTCGCTGTGCCTGTTCTGCTAGTCTGGCAGCATTGTCTGCTACTTCTAAAAGTCTTGGACCTTGTTTGCCTAGTAGGTCAATGGCCAAGGCAGCACGCTCTGCAGGATTTTGAACTTGACGCAGTGATTCTGTGATACGAGCCATCTGTTGATCAGCAGGCAGTCTAGATAATTCACGCACTGAAACATTTAATCTATCCAGGGCTTCTTTGGCAGGCCCTGTGCCTTTGATCAATGCTTCACCTAGATTGCCACGCAAGCGGAATAAGGCCTGATTCAACTCACCAGCATCAATGCCTGCCAGTTGTGCTGAACGCTGTAGATTCAGTAGACTTTTAGCACTGAGATCAAGAACTTTGCCTAGATCAGCCAATTCACCATATTGGTCTGTGACACCTTTGAAAGCAAATGCCACACCACCAGCGGCAGCAGTGATCCCTGCTAGGGCTTTGCCAGCGGCATTAGCAGTGGCACTGATACCATTAAGAGCACGCTCAAGGTTGTCAATGGCACGCTCTGGTTGACTGGTGTCTGCTGTTATTCTAATTTTTGGATCAGCCACTGCTTATCTCCTTTTTTCGCTCTGCTTCTTGATCTCTTTGTGTTCCCAACTGTAGAATGCCGCCCATGTTTGGAATTCATCCACAGTCATTTCAAATACCTGTTCTAATGTAAGACCCAGATCCTTGCCCAACCTGCAGGCGAACATGAGATCTGGATCTTTAATTAGTTTTTTTCTGCTGTCTCTGTATCTGGAGTATCATTGCTGAGTTCGTTGATCTCACCAACAATGCGAATGATCACAGCAGGGTCAACTTCATTCATAAGAATGATTTTGTCTGCAGATGAAAACATCTTGGTGCCATCTTCATTACGAGCCTTGACAATCAAACTCTCACATAATGCTTCAACCTGTTTGCCAGCAGATGCTAACTCAATGAGTTTGCTCTGTTCTTTAAGAGTAATAGTGGTCTTAAAGAATACTTTGGATTCCCATTCTGGAACATAAACACTTTGCATTTCTGCAGATAATTTTGTTCTAAAATGACTGGTTGCTCTTTCAATTACTTTGTTCATTTAATTTTTCCTTTAACAGAAGTTAGTGTTGGTCCTATGATGCCTCTTGGGGCTTGTCTTGATTTTACATAAGGTTTCTCAAGGTAGCCAGCATAATTGGTAGTGTTGGTAACTTCAAAGTTATCCTTTTGCATCTTGCTTTCCCAACTGCGACTGGCTAGGCCTGTGCGTTTGGGTGTAAACTTAGGTGCTTCCTCTACAATGGTGTCTGCTACTCGCTCCAAGAAGTCACGATAGTCTGATTTGACTTTTTCCATCGTATCAGCGATACCACTGACTTCTATCTTAAGATTCATTAATTATGCCCAGCCTAGTGATCCAGTGCCTTGGAATGAAATTGTTGCTTCAATCATGCCATCAAATGATCCTGTGATGGTATAACCTGTGACTACAACTTCACCACTCCAACTGGTGCCTGAACCTGTGGGGTATACTCTCAGTGTGACTACCTTATTGGTAGCACCTACTGTGCCTACTGTGGGATTAGCATCTTCTGCTGTGAAGTGATCTGGATCCCAATAGACATCTGCTGTGCCTGAGAATGTGGCCACGCCCTTGACATATTGTCTTGTTGCGTTGCCCATAACTGTTTTTTCAATGGTATCAGAAGTTGTTTCAATTGAATAACTGCGAACTTCTGCCACTGTCTGTGGTGTGCCAGTGTCATCATCTAACTGGATCACACCTGCGTTGCCTACATATGATGCCATAATCGTCTCCTATTAACCGTTGGTAGCGTATGCTAGAGCACCAGTTCCTTGGAAACTGATACTGGCTTCAATCATACCATCAACTGTGCCATTCATGGTATAACCTGTGATGATAACATCACCACTCATGATTTTGTCACTGGTGCCTGCTGTTTGACCTTCTGGATAAAGCACCAATGCCGCACCTGCATCACCAACAGAGCCAAAAATCTCTCCATCAATGTTGTTAGTGCCAGTGAAGTGTGCTGGATCCCAGTAAACATCTGCAGTTCCTGAAAAACTGCTGAGGCCTTTGACATATTGGCGAGTTGAATCACCCATTACTGTCTGCTCAATAGTATCTGAGGTCATCTCAATACTATAACTTCTTAGTTCTGCTACGGCTGCACCGTTTATTAAAAGGGCACCCGCATTGCCTACAAATGACGCCATAATTAGTCTCCTTTAAGTTCGTCTTTGCCAACCTCTTGTTCTGAGGATGTGTCCTCAACGGCGGGTTCAGCCTTTGCCGTGTTCTTTCTTGGTTTAAGTTTAGCAGAGGCTTCTGTGATCTCTGGCTCCCAACCATATTGTCTGTAAAAATCTACTTTGTCTGCTTCTACCAGTTGCGATTTGGCACTACCTGGTTTGATTACTTTGATATATTTCAACTCTGACCCCTTAGGTAATTGTATCTGACTTCAACTGTGATATTGACTTCTGCCAATGGAGGCATACGCTCAACGATTTCAATCTCTATGATCTGTGTGTCCATAACACCTTCTACTCTGAGATTTCTATAACGATCAGAATCCAATGCTTCTTCTATCTGTTCAATTAAATCATTGCGTTTGCGATCCAGTTCATTGCCACGAACATAGCCACGAATTGAAAATTCTATGGTCCCTGTTCTGCGTCCAATCTGTGTAGCACCCATGGTAACTGTTTGGCGCTGTTCTCTTTGAGCAGTGACCAATACAGCAGGGAATTGTGTGATGGCTATTTCTAACACATTAAAGGGTTCGCGAGTGACCAACACCAGTCTAGGATCTTCACATTCACTGAGCACCGTGACTATGTTGTCTGCGATCTGTTCTCTGAGATTCTGTGCCATTTTATCTTACCAATCTCAACGGATTAACTGATTTCTTTTCGCCTGATTCTACTGTGCCATCATCGTCTAGATCATACCTGACACCTTCTCTGAGAATCAGATCCATTTCATGTTCAAAACGGCCCTGATAATACTGCATCATCATTTGGAATTTGTCTGGCTCTGCACCTGAAAACTGTGTGAGTTTTGGTGCTATGTGATAGGCCAATGCGTGATATACTGTGGCCTGTGTGAATTGGGTTGCGTCTAACAATGTGGTATCTATGTCCACATTGGCAATTGAAGGATGTGCTTTTTGATAGGCCTGATACCAACGAACTTTGAGAACCCTGTTGATTTCTGTTTCACTTCGTGCTAGTTCAGCGTCCCAGTCTAAGACACCATATTCTTGTATTGTGGGTTCAACCTGCGTGAGGTCGTTTAGGGTTGCGTAGGCCATGTCAGAAGTCCTTCTTCCTTTAATTAGATACGAATGGAGTCCTACTCCATTGTTATAGATGTATTTAGTTCAGTCAAAAGAAAAGGCCCTTTTTAGGGGGCCGTTTCTAGTCTTTGATAATAGCGGAGAACTATATCACAACAACAAGAATGTCACGACTTGCTGTTAGTGTTATTTACCAGGAATTAAAATTGTCTGTGTTCTTTGTGATGAATATTCAGGAATTACAATCACTGGCTGACCATTGACCAAAACAGTCTGTGGTGTAAACTGACCTGGCTGTTGAGGTCTGCTATAGGTCAATGGTAGATCTGAACAGGTGCCTGTTCCCACGCACAGCATGGTAGAACAACCACTTAAAAAGAGACTGCTGACCATAACGCTGGCAGTCACAGCGGCCTTATCCCATCTACTTGAGCAACCACTCTTTGGAGTAGTAGATGTTCCCTTATGGACTAGGGGGTTGTTCATTGAGTATTCTCTTTGGATTCTACTTGATCTAATTGATCAAGCCAATACTGTAAATTGTTAAGTTCCTGTTGCCAATTGTCATGTGCTGTCTGCACTCGTGCTTCATAGTGAGCAATATTGGCTTGAATGCCTGAACTGCCTAATTGAGGTTTTGGATCTGGTTTCATTCTGCGGCCTCTAATTCATCTTCAAACCAAACAGACCAGTCTGACCATTTTTCTTCAACAATTTCATAATTTTTTATTGTGGCCTTATAACGGCGTTTCCATTTATTGCCATCAATGTAAGTTTCAAAAATGTATTTTTCTGAATCTTTTGGACATGTCCATTCATGATATCTAAATTCTGCCATTTTGCCATTTACCTTTGTTGTTGTCATAGTATTATTATACAGTTAATCTTTGGTCTTGTCAATTAATACTTTGCCAATTCCTGCCAACATACAAAGAGTGGCTTCTGGTTGATCTGTGTGCCAAAAATAGTTTTCAGAAACCAATTCATAGGCAAATTTCTGTGGATCAACCAAAATATATTCTAGTTTGGCTTCTACTAGTTCTTGTTTGGTTACTTGTAGTATGGGCATATAGTTATGATATGGCCAAAAGAAAAGGCTGTCAAGCAGCCTTTTCTCCAATCCAATTTAAGGATTATACTTGTGCATCTGTTAAGATTTTAACTGCTAATTCTGGGCGTAAGATACCTGCGCCAGCAACTGCTGTCAATACAACATCAGTTGAACGCTTGGCAGCGTTTCTTTGCTCTTCCATTGTGACACCACCACGTTGTGCAAGACCAAATGCCTGTGGAGCAAATACACAACCTAGACTGTCGCCATTGGCATCGACTGTGACGTTAGCGTGTTCTAGAATAGTGATACCAGCGATAGAACCTACGAAGTATTGATCAAGGATTCTATTACCAGCATTTGTGTTTGCTGTGTAAGCATTAGTTGCTGTTAGTGCTGCCTTCATGCCATATGCTTGTTTTGGATTAACAATAGCGTATAATGGGCCTGTGTATTTGTTTGAGCGGATTGTTGCTGCCGCTTGCATTAACATGTTCACAGTTAGGTCATTACCATCTTGAGCAATAGATTGAACCACGCTTGAGAACAAAGCAATAAGTTCTTTGTCAAGACCTTCTGCAAGTGCTTGACCTGCTTGATCACCTAATGCGCCAATTACTGATTCTTGTGCGGAATCACGCAAGAAGTCAGTGACTTCAGCAAACACTACATGTTCTTCTAAAGTGATAGTCTTAGAGTTTGTGTTAGTGTCAACGGCACTTGGTGCAACGCCTTCACCTGGCTTTGTAGAAGTAATACCTGCCCAGATTGGAACAGAAACTACTTTACCAGCGCCTACAGGATAATCAAATACTGTAGAAACTGCACGAGCGATTGAGTTCTCGTAGAGTGCATATTGACTCTGCACTAGGAGGTTCTGAAATAATTCAGAATTGATACTTGTGGTATTAGCCATGATTAAAAAATCTCCTTGTTGGGCTTAAATCTTCATGCCGTTGGCTCTTTGTGCCTCAGCATACATTTTCCTATGGTCTGGATTCTTCATGTCCAATTTAGAGATATCTATACGACCAGTGCCAGGTTGACTGCTGACATTGGTTTTAGTGTTGGTTGTTGATGGGGCTGCAGAGACGAAATGCGGATTGGAATCTAAGAATTCTCGCACTAGGTCATTAACACCCAGAGGTTCACCATTGTCTTGATAACGCACGGCACCTTTGACATCTACAACTTCTACTTCACCTTCACTGTTAAGGCGCACTTGGTTTGATAATAGGGCTTTGACCTGTTCCGCATTCACAGCACGATACTGAGCCGCGGCACTAAGCAAAGGCGTATTGACCTTATACTCCTTGATAATCTGATCTCTTTTTTGGATTTCTGAATCCCATTTGGCAGCCTTTTCACTTAGAGTTCGTTCAAACTCACCACGCTTTAATTGTTGCTCAGTCTGACGCTTTTCTGCTTCAGTTTTAAGAGCACGAAGTTCATCTGGATCACCCAGATCCTCATACTTTGACTGAAACTTCTTTTCTAATTGACTTTTAGTTCTAGCCAAAATAGCATTAACTTCTTCTTGCGTGAATGTCTTTGCTGCCTGTGCCTGATTTGCTGTGTCTTCAGCGGGATCAGTTCCCATGTCTGTTGCCAATGAATTGTCTGTCATTGTAGCATCGCCTCCTGCGAGTTGTTTATAAAAGTATTTATAGCACTTAACCTTAAATGCTGATAAATGTAGTTATCTTTGCTGATTTCTTCTAAGATCCAGACTGGCCTGCTAGTTTAGATCTCAATTCATTAAGTCTGCTTCTATCCTGTTGGATTAACACCTTGACTGGTGTTGCAAATTCTCCATAACCAGGATATGAAAACAACCATTCACATTCTTGATCATCACAGTTCAGTTCTTGCGCCATTGCTTCAACTACATTATCAGGCAAATCCACAATATACATTTTAGCCTGATACTTGCCTAATGGCTCTAGTCTATCACAGTCAGACCAATTCTCAATATGTATCAGCCCATTGAGATAGGCATGATAACTCCAAGGGCACTCAGAACGAATGCTCTTGAAGTATGAATACCAATCAACGCTTTGGTGGCTTTTTGCCTTTTCCACGACCTCTTCCCATTTTACGCTCCTCTGGTGTTTTAAATGTAGGATGAACTAGATTGGTGTGAGTCTTGGTAATGTATTGAACTATGTTCTGTGCCCACTTACGCAATCTTTCCCTATCCATCCTATTACGAGCCATGTTGTTTTCTACTTTGCCCAACATGGAATTACAACCTCTATGCAGAACTGATCTGATCAATCCAGTTTTATGATCGTGATCTAACACAGCATCATCTTGAATTGGCTCTGAACATAAAGCACAGAGATTGAACTGTAGACCCAATTGCTGGGATCTATATGTCTTGATCTCACTAGACTTTAGTTTCAATCTTCATCCTTGTGAACATAGCCCATTTCAGCATAGCGTAGGTGTTCTGCTTCAGTGCGGGCATAGAA